GATATAATTTCAATTGGAATATGTTGATTATTAATATTATTTGGTAATATTTGATTTATTTTATTCATTGTAATCTAAAATTGAAAATAATATTTTATTTTTAAATGTTATTATATTAAAATTAAAAGATAATTAAAAAAATATAATCATTTTTATTTAATTGTAAATAAAAATATATAAATAAAAAACAATTTAAAACTAAACTTTTTTCCCTCTGCAGCTTTTATATTCCGGACTTGGGACCCGGCACATTATTATAAATGTGGTAGCATTACTTTTTTTGTTTTTTTTGTTTTTTTGTTTTTTGTTTGTTTTTTTTAATTTTTTATTTTTTATTTGTTTTTTGTTTATTTTTTATTTTTATTTTTTTTTATTTTAAAACTGAACTAGTCTTGTGTGTTCAAAGTTTTATATTATAGCGATTATGTGTTTTTGTACACTTTGTATTAGTTATTCATAAGTAGTGAAATACTTATTATACTTGTATTAGTTATTCATAAGTAGTGAAATACTTATTATACTTGTATTAACATCATCAAAGATTTTATTATGTATTTCAACTGTAATAAAACATTTTTGTTTTGAACTTCTTAATCTTTTGATGTGATCTCTAATTTTTTAAGTAGTGTCTTTTTTTTTTTTATTTTCATACTAGTAATATTTTCTTTAGCGGCAAGATCTGCATCTTGAGCCATTTGAACTACTTTAGCGGCAAGATCTGCATCTTGAGCCATTTGAACTACTTTAGCTACGAAATTTGCTTTTTTAGCCGTTTGAACTACTTTAGCGGCAAGATCTGCATCTTGAGCCATTTGAACAACTTTAGCTATGAAATCTGCATTTTTGGTCATTTCAACTTGAATCTGTTTTTCTTTCTCTGTATCCAATTCATGTTCTACATCTACTATACATTTATAAACAACATCATAAAATCTAGCTCTATATCTAGAATCAATATTTTTGCTTTTTTTTGATCAGAAATATCAATTAATTGGATGCCTGGATATAATACTTTATTTATTTCTTCTCGCATTAGCATCACTCCTGCTCTTTTCCATAGATAAGTATCATGCATTTTTAATTCATAATTCCAAAATCCAAGAAAATATTTTCTTGCAGGAATGTTGGTTTTCAGTTCTTTCTGTAAAATCTGATCCTGATGTAAATTTATATGTAAATTCCATATATTAAATTCATGTTTACTATCTGGATCATCTACATTCGCGAGAGAAGCGACAATATATTCTCTAATTATCTTAATTGCTGCATCGCGAATCTTATTGCTATCATGGCGAAAATTTTTAAGAAATAAATCATCAGCCTCTTGTTTAGCTTTTTGCTGTTTTTCCCATTTTAGTTTATCTTCTTGATGCTTTTGCCATTTTAGTTTAGCTTTTTGTTTAGCTTCTTGTTTATCTTCTTGATGCTTTTGCCATTTTAGTTTAGCTTCTTTTAGTTTTTTAGCTTCTTGACGCAATTCCCATGTAATTGAGTTTCGCTGCATTTAATATAAAGTTTTTTATCAAATAAACAATGTGTATTAATATAATATGATACTTTAAGACTTAAAAAGATCATTTTTTTGATTTTCAAATACTAAATATAAAAAAATATAAAAAAAATATAAAATTATCCCTCTGCTTCTTTGCAAAATAACCGGACTTGGGACCGGACTCATTATTATTTATTATTAATGAGGTGGCATTATTTATTTTTATATTTTTTATATTTTTTATATATATTTTTGTTTTTTTTATTTTATTTTTAATTTAAATATTTTTTAGTTTGTTTCTTTATTTATATTTTTATTTCTTTATTTTTTATTTCTTTATTTTTTATATTTTTATTTTATAATAAATCAAATAAATTAATTCAAATATTTATTAACGAAACGGAAGAGTTTCGTTAAAAGGTTGATTATAGGATGATGCATCCATAAAAATATCATTTATATTTGTTTTATCAGAGATCTTCCAATTATTAAGTGGTTGATTGAAAGATTGTGCTCCGTAAAACATACCATTCATATTAGTTACATTGGACACATTCCAATTATTAAGCGGTTGATTAAATGATGTTGCATTTTCAAACATACCATTCATATTTGTAACATTGCGAACATTCCAATTATTAATTGATTGATTGAATGATGTTGCATTTTGAAACATATGAGTCATGTTTTTAACATTGTGGATCTTCCACTGATTGATAGGTTGATTGAAAGATTTTGCATTATGAAACATTTTTGTCATGTTATCTACTTTATAAATATTCCAATTATCAATTGATTGATTAAAATCTGTTGCAGTATCAAACATATTATTCATATCTGTAACATTGATAACTGTCCAAGTATCAATTGATTGATTAAATGATCTAGCATTATTGAACATATATGTCATTGATGTTACTTTTGACACATTCCAATTGTTAATAGGTTGATTAAAAGAATATGCATTTGCAAACATGTTTGTCATTGATGTTACATTTGACACATCCCAATTTGAAATATTATCATTAAATGTATCACAATCGCAAAATAAATTAGACATATTTGTTACATTTTGAACTTCCCAATTATTTATTTCACCATATTCTTTTATAATTTGTTGTTTATTTTCATTATTAGATAAATATTTTTCAACAATTAGATGACAGTTTACATTAGTTAGTAAACCAGGTAAATAATTTTCTATATTATGTACTAATTCATTTGGAATTGTTTGATTATTAATGTGTTCCGGAAATGTATTTAGTAATTTACATTGATTTTTACTATTATCACTAGAATCACTAGAAGACATTAACTAAAAAACATTAGGTAATATTATTTAAAAAATAATATAAATAAAAAATGTAATCATTTTTATTGAAAAAGTAATTTAATGACGATATAATCTTCCTCCTTGCATTGTTTTAGCAGTCATTGTGTTGTAATGATAATTCGGTGATACTTGTGGTTGCGAACTTTGCATGGATGATGTTTCCATGTGATGTATTGGCGGTGGTTCCATGTGACGAACTGGTTGTGTACTCATGTGAGGTATTGGTGGTGGTTCCATATGACGAATCGGCGATGGTTCCATGTGATGCATTTGTGGTGTTTCTATGTGACGCATTTGGGATGTATCATATGGGATATGTGATGTACTATTTACAATATTATTTTGTATTTTCGATTGAATGATATATTTTCCGAATCTGAAAAACATATCTAAAATTATAATTGAAAATATACCTAATAGTATAAAAATAAGAATATCTGTCCAGTTAATAGAAGAATCAGTATTATAATTATTATTGGAATTGGAACAATTTTTAATATATTTTTCAATAGTATTTACAAGTTGATCCATTTTTTTGTCAAATTTATCTTCAAAAGATGGAATTTTGTTTTCTGAAATTTCATTTGTTTTCCATTGTTCTTTTGGTATAGCACCTCCTAATAATGATCCTGTAAGCGGAGCTGTTTCTACTATACCATTACTTCCTTCTAATTCATTATGATTGTTTGGGTTATTTTGATTATTTGAAATTATTGGAACATCATTTTCTTTTGTGACATGTTCGTTTTTTAAATCAGATTCAAACGGGGATCCCCAAGCTTCTTCATATGAACAAAAAGACATTAATTTAACTAATATTTAAATTTAGAATTTTTAAATTTTAGATAAATTTATAATAAAATAACAAAATCTCTAAATATTCTTTTTTTAATACTTTTTGTTTTAATTTAAAAGATAATAATAAAAAAATTTATTCTGATTTTTATTTTCGAAGACTCTTATAATTATTATAATCTTATTTATTCAAATTTCTACATGTCCGTTTGCAAATTTAGTGTTTCTTATAATATTCTTTATTTAATTTTTTTATTATAATATTATAATAATGCATTTGTTTTTTGAATCAATATTTTTGCTTTGTTTACTACTTTATTTAACGTTATTTGTTAACAAATCTTCTAATTATATTTCTTACGAAACGATAACTCACCCTTTATTCAAAATCGTTATAATATTATTATTTTTATATTATAATTCTATTGATCAAGATATTGCAATATTGATATTATGTGCATATTTTTTAACAATTCTTAGTATTGTTAATTGGCGATCTTCAAATGTAAATAAAAAAAATTATGTTAATCGTTTAACTTTTCAAAAAGAACCTACATTTGTAAACAAAATAAAAGAAAAAAATATAATTAATTTAAACAAAAAACAATTAATATCTAATAATAAGGAATTTATATCTAAAGAAAATGATTCTAATAATTTTACAACAAAATCTCAATTCAATGATGTACAATCTAATATATTTAATGACGAAGCTATGAATATTGAAATATGTATTTGGAAAAAAGGATATAGTACACAAGGAATTAAAAATATGTTATAATCTTTTGAAATTGTAGGATATTCATCCTGTACTTTACTTACAAAATTTTAATTAAGTTAAATTCTTAAAAATTTAACTAAATTGTAAAAAAAATATAAAATTAATAATAATGAGTAAAAATTCAAATGTTGTTGAAAAACATATGGCTACTTCACAATTAGCATTACAAACCCCTATTATTAATTATAGAGATGGTTTTGGATGCAGTGGACAGAATGGAAAACATATTGATAAAGATTCTTTTTTAAAATATAATTCAATACAAACTAGCAATGGTACTAAAATTTCACTCCCTCAAGTAGGTTTTTTAACAGTTCCATTTATGGGTAATGGTTGTCCTTCTATGAGCAAAGCTCCGCGTTTAGATTTTGAATATAGTTATGCTCCTAAAAGTACTTTGGCAAATGGAGAAAAAAATAGATTCGTACCTTTAGTAGGATGTATTGCAAATGAAATACAAAATACAAGTCATATAATACCCGAAGATATACATTCCGGTTGGTTTAGAGGTGGTTATCCCTCACGTGGTTGTAAAAATTATAGAGGACAACCTCCAAAACCTTTAGAAACAAATATATGTAAAGACTGATTTATTAATTAAAATTCATAAAATTCATAATATTAATATATTTGTATTAATTAATATAAAATGAATAAAGATGAAAAAAATATAGAAACAAAAAATTATTGTGAATTACTTAAAACAAATATTAATCGACAATGTAAAATAACACGTGATAAAACAAGTAATTCAAAAGAATGCGAATATAGGCAACAAACAAAAAAATGTTATGTATTATCTACTAAAGCAAATAACAAAAAATCAAAAGTTGAATCGAAATCTACTTTTAAAGATAATATATCTACTACAGAATTTAATTCGAAACATAAAAAAAATATTACTTTAGAAATGATTGAAGATTATAGAAATATTAGAAATGATTCTAATGTTGATATCAATATAATTGATATAAACGATTTACATAAAAATTTACAAAAACAATCTGAATATATTAAAGAAAATCTAAATATTGGTCTTTTTTGGATTTATAAAATGGGAATTAATATATCAAATGGTTTCATTATACCTGATGATTTTTATAGAAATGAGTAAAATATATTAATACATAAAATTATTTATATATATTTATAGTTTTAGCTTTTTTTTGGTTTCCATTGAGTTAATGGTTTGTTTTTCTCTGAATAAAAATATGCTGCCTTATCCCTAACTGTGTTTACTATTTTTTCAACTGTTTCCGGATTATTCTTAATGATTCCCCAGATAATTACACACAATAAAACCAATAATATCCAAAATAAAATATCATTTGCTGTTTGAAATGTATTAGTTTTTTTTTCATATTGTTCTAACTTTTGAAATGCATCATGATTTTTTTTTGTTTCATTTACTAATTCCATATCCTTTAAATCTCTTATAGTATCATAACTCTCATTTCTTTGACGTTTTAAACTCTCAATAGATCTATTTCTTTTTTCTATGTTAGCTTTATATTCATTAGATATAAAATCAACTTCAGATAAATGAGACATTTCAAGTTGTTGTATGCGATCATAACATTCAGTAATATATATTTCTAAGTTTTGTCGTTGATCGTCATTTAATCCATTACCATCAACTCTTAAATCATCAAATTGTGCACCAGATTCAAGTAGTAATTTTGCATATTCGTAATGTCTATCATCCAAATAATAAATTACAGATTTATTATTTGTATCTTTCCTTTGTACATAGTTTTCTGCATCATCTGCTGCATCAATTAATAATTGCATAATATAATACATATTGCATGTTATGTCATTATCAATCATTGAACAATCCTTATTTGCAATATTATAAGAACTACTATTTAGTAAGACGTCTTTAACATAAAATAATGCAGTTGGATAATCATCGGAATTATCATAATTCACAAAATCAACATCTGAATTATTATCTATTAGGGTTTGTACATTATTATAATTACCATTTTCAATTGCTAATACTAAGGGTATCTTTCCATCATTATTCTGTGTATTTACTTTTGCATTATTATCAATTAATTTTACTAATAAACTTTCTGCAGGTGATGGCCATCTACTAGCTAAATGCAATGGAGTATTCTGATCTATTGATGTTTTAATCGTTAAGTCTGCATTATTATATATCAAAGATTCACATATACTAATTATAATATCCAAATTATGTTCAATAATAATATTCAACGATGCAAATTTTTCCGAATCTAAAAGTATGTGTAATGGAGTATAACCGGTATCTGTCTCTATTGAATTAACAATAATATTATTATGATTTAATAATTGATTAATACATAGTTTTTTATTAGTAATAGAATAACTAGATTTACTGAAATCGCATGCATAATGTAATGGTGTACGACCATTTTTATCAGGTGCATTTACATCAATATCCGGTATTTCTAATAAAACTCTTAATACATCTATATGACCAAGATGACAAGCTATATGTAATGGTGAACTGGATTGATTAGGTTCAAATATATTTGCTCCTATCCCAATTAAATAATCAACTACTAGATACCATCCTTTTTCTGCATATTTATATAACAAGGTAAATTCTTTATTCGTACCATCACCATCATCAGTAGAATGTAATGAATTAAGATTTAATAAATCCTCGACTGTAAGATTATCTGTTCCTAAAATTGTTTGTAATCTAGAGAGTACTTCTGCCTCATCCATAGTTGTATTTTCAAAAAGTTCTTGAATCTCCTCAATAGTAAAATCTTCTTGTACATATAGTAGATTTTTATTTTTAGACATTGATAAAAATACCAAAATAATCATTGCCAATATTATAAAAATTTTTCGATTTTTTATACAACTACTCATTATATATATTATTATTTTTTTTATGTAGTGAACTATATATAGTATGTTTATTTTGTAATATTTTATATATTTTAAAATATTAAATTATGATTTTTAATATTGGAGATTTTGTAAGAATTGAAAGATCACCATATACAAATGGACATTTCTATTTGAGACTAAAAAAAAATATTGATAATGAAAATAATGAATTTACTATTGGTTTCGGATATGATGAACCATATAAAGATAAAAATATATTTTTATCAAATGACATTGTAGCAAATATTCGTATTTTTGCGACTTCAATTGTACCAGTTTATAATAAATGGATTATTTATCATAATGATTATCCAAGAAATCCTAAATATCTTCCTAATACATTTCATGTTTTAACAAATTGGATTCCGTTATCTGAAAAAACATGTGTTATTATTAATGATTTGATAGCAAATAATTTAGAGAATATTGCATTTTTGTTTAAATTGCCATTTAGTTCAATTAGCAAAAATAATATTAGTAATAATTGTAGAACTATTTTGTTATATGTTATTCAAGATTCAATTGATAATATTGAATTTATGCATATTTATTTTCAAGGAAATCCATTAAATAATGATTTGCTCCATGGATGTCTTATATTTGATTGTATAGATAAACATATTACAAAAATAGCTAGTCATCCATGTATTTATTTAGAATCAAGCTATTGTTGTAAACCTGTTATAAAACAAAAAGATATATCTGCAAAAAGAATCCCAGTTGTTAATCCATAAAAGTTTTTGGGTAATCTTAGTTTTATATAATTATATTAAGAAATTAAAAAAATGATTACTTTTTACTTATAATATCAAAAAATATAATTATAATAACAAAATAGTTATATCAATTAAGATATCTATCACTCACAAAACAAAATATGTCTGTTTTTAATTTTAAAAATTTATTTAATTTTAAAACAGAAAAAGAAACTTGTAAAAATAAACATCATGGATGTCGAGATGGTAAAACGTGTACCGGTAGAAATCGTGCACGCAATGCAAGTAGTATGAAAAATGTAGATAAAAATTTGTTAGTTAATTCTTTAAAGAAATGGCTTATTGCGGAGAAAGGTGGAAATATTGAATCTAGAGAATTAGCAGAATTCTATAAAAGCTCTTATTTTGTTGACGGTTTAGATGTGCCAAAAGGAGGTGCTTTGAAATTACTTAAACAAGTCGAAAATTCAGGATTAAAATTAACCCATCTTCAAAATATCAATCAATGGAATATTGAAGTAGATAAAACATTTTTATCTACATTACAAAAACAAGAATTACTAGAACTTTTTGAAATGCAACAAAATTCATTTATTGAATTAAAAAACAAGCTTAAAGAATTAAAAAACAAACTTAAAGAACTAGAACCTAAGAAAAAAAAAGTTCCTTTCCGAACACAAATAGACTACGACAAATAGTGTATTTATATTGTCAAATATACAAAATAAATATTTAAAAGATTGGTAAGCTTTTATTATTATAAAATAATGCAAAAAAATTATAAAAACTATAAAAACTAAAAAACTATAAAAACTATAAAAACTATAAAAACTATAAAAACTATAAAAACTATAAAAACTA